TCTAAGTTATTAATGTCTGGCGTGCTCTGGTCAATAATGCTGCCGCCAATTATTTGTGCACCCGCCAACGTGTCAGGATTGTCACCGATGTAAAACTGCGGCAAAAACAGCACGTAAGGCCACTGTTGTTTGCGTGCGGTGAATGTCGTCTCAATCTTGATTATTCTGCCACCAAGAAAAGCGGGGTCATATGCGACAGGTATCATCGCGTCATATTCTTGAGCGCTTTTCGTCTCATAGTAAATAATGCCAGACTTATTGCTAGTTCTCTGTGCGGCTTTCATTTGCTCAGAGGCACGTAGCAGCGCCCGCAACTTACCGATGGCTCGCCGCTCCTCCACTAGATTCAACCGTCCGCTCATAAGTCGTAATTATCCAGTGTTAAAGTTATTTCCTCGCTCATGTTCTCATCGACCTTGACAGATATTTGCTCGATTCGGTAATAGCCGCTCAGTGGGCAAGATGAATACTTATTTTGCTCAACAACGATACGATCGCCTACTCCGATACTATTCAGGTCAAATTGCGTACCACGCACTGTGACGCGCGGCAGGTCGACCAGTCGACTCATCACCGCCACATCAGCCTCGCAGTGCCCTGCCAGCGTCGACAGGTTCTTAATACTGTTGTACAGCTGTACTTTTTCACGCAAGATAAACTCCTGCTGGCTCAGCACGTCCTCAGCACTGTAGCGGATTGTCTCCTCGCCCATGCCAGAGGCTTTGCCTATGATGTTGTTGTACAAGTTTGCCCCAGATTGCGGCAGCTCCATGCGAATTGCGCCAATGCCCAAGCCGTCATCAGGATAATGTACCACTACATCTGGCCGTTCGTTGCCTAGTGTCTGAAACGTCTCAAACTTGCGGTCGTAGGTAAATCGAAAATCGAACTTACCGTCCTGCAAATTCGTTAGCGACACCAACGCATCTTTGGCATTGATATCCTCCCAGTCATCCATTCTGTCGCGTCGTATGCCAGTGCGGTACTGCTTACTACCTCTAGTGATGCCGACGTCGCCGTTCGGGCGATTCTGCGCCTCCTGAATGACACCCCAGGCAATGTCCGTCGTTTCAATACCTTTCCAGCGGCCGTTCAAGTATCGCGCGTCAATCAGATTCAAGTAGCCGTCGCACTGCACCAACACTCGTGCATTGTCGGTATTCAGGTTACGGTTCGCTTCCACCGCTACCGAGCCAAACAGATACTCGCCATTACGCTTGATTTTGATGTCGCTCACCCACGGCTTCAAGATAGTGTTTGGATTCTCGCCGATCCGTCGACACTTCTCTTCCCAGTCTGGCATTGACATATTAAAATCTAGCGACTCAACACCATTCCGTGTCATGCTCCAGTCGATGTCTTGGCAAAGCCTCGTAATATCTGCCACCTTGGTCTTTCCGCGGTGCCATAGCTCGACAGTGTAGCGTGGTGGTACGTATTCATCCATTACGCCACTCCCGTGTAGCCGTTGTACCACTCAACGATAGCTGTGCCAGTATCGGTGCTGTTTGACGTGTTGAAGATTAGTTCGTTCAGCCCTGGCACCAAACGCCAGTATTGGCTGCTGGTGAGGTTATTATCGATGCCTACCCCATTTAGCGTCACCTCTCGGTTGTATGTATCAAATACGATTGTGTCGCTGTCTGTTGTGCTGATATTCAGTGCTAAAATCTCGCCAGTTGTCTGGTTGGACACGGTCGGGTTGGTGACTTTGCCGGTAATTGTGATTGTCGGCCAGACGTACGTATTGCCGTCATTGATGGCGTGGTTCACTCCTCCGCCAGCTACCCAGTGCAAGCCGTCACGCTCCCAAAGTAGCCCTGTCGGGCTCCATAACAGTCCGCCGTCACGCGGTCGCTCGAGCGTAACTCTCTGTGCGGCACCGTCAGTGTAGTCGTACATTCGCGGGTCGCCAGCAACCAGCTCGATGTCGTAGTCGGCAATGAGCGGCCACTCAATCTTTGGGTCAAGAGGCTGTGTCAGTTTTGTAATAGTCTGGTAGACGCGTCCGGTTGGTGTGAACAGCTGCACTCGCAACTTGTCGCGGATTTTGATGGTTCTAGCGATTTTTGCCATCTCGGCGTGCATCTCGGCCAGTTTTCCGTCATACTCCACTAACACGAAAAAGCTCAATGGTATTTGTCGCACACCGTAAAACTGCTCATCCACACTACCGCCGTCGGCACCAGAAAACACATATTGGCTGTTGCGAACATCGGGGTCACCAAAGCCCTTCAATGGCGGCGTTAGGTGCGATAGTCCTTGTTTGCTGCCTGCCAAAAACACACTCTCGTTAGTGCGCATGTTGGTAATTTGCACGTCATAGGTTCTCATCAGTAGCCCCTCCTCATCTGCTGCACCAGGCTGCGGTTGTATTGGTCAACGTCGATGCCGTTTGTCAGGTTGACGGTTTGGTTGATTTGCGGCGTATTACCGCCAGATGATGTGCCAGTGCCTCTCTCGTCCATAGAGTTCTTCAGGAACTGGCTCAGCTTACTCAGTGGAATGACGGCCTCTGGTTCGCTACCCTCACCAATCATGGCTAGGGTTGCTTTTGTAGCGATGCCGCCCTCTGCAAGTTGCGGAATATTTATAGTGCCTAACTTTGGAATATTCACGCCTGGAATAGCATTGATAACACCGATGGCCCAGTTAATTGAGTTGATGAAGCCGTTTATCATGCCAGAAACAAAGCGTAGTACGCCATTAATAGCTCCCCTAAATGCTCCGCCGATAGCGTTACCGATAGATACGCCGACACTACCGAAGATGCCCACGATTCCATTCCAGATGCCACGAAACCATCCCGCCAGTCCGCCAAATATACTAACGATAGCATTCCAAGCTCCTCTGAATACTCCACCAAACCAACCGGCTACGACGCTAAACACGCCGACTATACCGCCCCATATGCTGCCGAACCATCCGACAGCCGCTCCCCATACGCCCGCAATAAGATTCCAGGCGCCAGTAAATATTCCGCCGAAGAACTGCACCACTGGGGTGAACGTCGCTACGATGAAATCCCAGACGGCTTGGAACACAGCAAATATTTGATCCTTAAACGTAAAGAACAGCCCGATGATCAGCGCCACTGGCGCAAATATCACCGCCAAAATTGTAAGCCCCCATTGCTGCAAGAAAGCTACAACGTTATTAAATACGGTTGTGATACCTATCCAAATACTATTAAAAAAGCCGACTACACCACTAACAAACCCGCTAACAACCTGCCCAATAGCTCCGAATACTCCGCTGAACCAGCCAACTGCTGCGCCCCATACTGCCGTGATAGCGTTCCATGCCTGTCCAAAGATATTGAACTTTACCTGTAGAAATACCAGTGCACCAACGACCGCGGCAATTGCCACGGCTATGATTGTAAACGGATTCATACTAGCTACAACATTGAAAGCGGCCATTACCGTTTTCCCTTTATTCAAAGCATCAATAAATGCTTTCAGTCCTATGGCACTTTTCGCCATCGTCGCTGCGAATTGACCGACTTTCATGGCTAGGAAAGCCGCCCCCAATGCTGCAATAGCAGGGACAGCATTGTCCATAATGAAATTGGCAAAACCGACGATCGTTTGCTTGTTTTCTTTTAGAAAGGCGGTGAGCTTCGTGACGCCGTCACTAAACCTGGCAAATAGTCCATTTTGGTCAACTATTAGCCCCTTTTCAGAATCCACTCGCACACCGATAATTTCTAGCCCTAGTGACCGAATTGAGCCCTGCAAGCTAATCATTCTGTTCTGAAACGTGTTTGAGAACTTGCTAATATCAAGACTTTGTGCGTATTCTGCCATGGCCGCCGTGAACTCCTCGGCGCTCACCTTGCCACCATTGATTCTACCGGCAGCTTCCTCCATAGAAATACCAAATTTCTTGGCCAAGATTGTAGTTAGCGGGATATTATTGTTGATCAGCTGTAAAGCATCTTGTCCAAACAACGCACCACGGCTCGTAACCTGTCCAAAAACTAGTGCCAAATTCTGCAAATTTGCACCAGAAACGATAGACAGTCTGCCTAAGGTGTCCATGTCTGGTATGACTTGTTGTGCTGTGCGTCCATACCCTAGCAAAGTAGAGGCTGCCTTTGAGGCGTCTGGAAAGGCAATTGGTTTGCCGAGCACCTGGTTGTACAGCTGTCCAAAC